GAGATTCATAGTAGACTGGAACAGTCTCCTTCCCATTCATCCACCAGTTATCTCTGGCATTATAGTTTGTGGTCTTACACCAGCGCCTTGCCCGCGTCTACGCCCAAAACGAACAGCGGCGTCTTCACGCGGTTGTTCGTGGACGGGTTGCGGATATATGGCACCTCCTGGCCGCCCTTGCCCTTGATGGCAAAGATGCGCCGCTCATAGCGCTCCTTGGTGAAGCGGTAGACCTGATCGGTGTGGTGGCCGCCGCTGTCGATGCAGGTGCACAGGATGGGAAGCTGCGTCCCGTCCTTCTTACTGAACGTCGCTGTCAGGAAGGCGTCCAGATCGCGCCACACCTGTTCCTTGAGCATATCGCCGTATATCTTCTGGTAGCGGATGCCCCAGCTCTCCTTGCCGACGCCCCAGCCTACGACTTCCACCTCGAAGCGGTCGTCCTGAACGTCCACGCCTGCCGTCAGCACCAGCACATCCTCCGGCACCTGGGCGTCGTATACCTCGCGGCGGTTCACCAGTTCGGTGTCTTCCAGCCGCTCGCCCGGCTCCTCCCAGGTCTCGCCCAGCTCTGTGTTCACCCACGTTTTCATCTTCTCCGGGTCGCCCTGGTCCAGCATCTCCTTGGCAAGCAGGAACTTCTCCACGACCTCCTGCCACCCGCAGAAGGTGGAGGCCAGCGTGTTCAGGTGGAAGCCCCGCGCCGCCGCGCCCGGATTTGCCGCCACGAAATGCCCCTTGATCTCCTGGGCCTTCCAGGCGTATTCACTGCTTTCGCGCCCGCAGCGCTCGCACTTGTGGCGCACGCCCTTTTTCAGGTCGTGCCGGTCGAATACGATGTTGGCCCAACGAAGGGGCTGATAATGCCCGCACTTCGGGCACGGTACGTTCCATTCCTCCCGCGTCGTCTCCTGGAACTCCGTCTCGATGCGGCTGCTTCCCTTGATGGTCGGTGTCGATACGATAACGGTCTTCTTGTCCCAAAAGGTCGTTTGGCGCTTCTGCGCCAGGAGCAGCGGGTCGCCCTCTGTTCCGGCGCTGGCCGGGTAGCGGTCCACCTCGTCGCACAGCAGCACCTTGATCGGTCGGCTGGCAAGGCTCGCCGGGCTGTTCGCGCCGATGATCGTCACGTGTCCGCCCGGAAAGTTCTTCTTCAAGATCGTGTTGCCGGAATAGCGGCTCTTGGTGTCTACCAGCACCCGCAGCACCGGCGTATCCCGTATCATGGGAGCCAGGAAGTCCTTGCTGAACGTCTGGCCCATTTCGAGGGTCGGCTGCATCACCAGCACCGGCGCGGGATAGTAGTGCATATAGTAGCCGAGCATATTCATCAGCATGGCCGTCTTGCCGATCTGCGCGGCGGACATGACCACGACCTTGCGCACGTGCTGGTCGCCGATGGCGTCCATGATCTCCCGCTGATACGGCGCGTTGTCCGTATGCCACCGGCCCGGCGTGGCGCTGTTCTCCGCACTCAGCATCCGGTAGGTGTCCGCCCACTGGGATAGCGTCAGCTCAGGCGGCGGTTTCAGCACCGCCACACAGCGGGCGAACATCTCCGCCGTCTGCGGGGCAAGCTCAATCGTCCGGTGCTTTTTCTTCATGGTCCGGCTCCTTCTCGCCCCGCATCATCCGCTCATACTCGGCGCGCTTGCATACAGGGAGGGAGCACAGCACCTTCTCGCTCGTGCCTGTCCACAGCTTCCACACGCAGCCCGCGCATGGGTCCTTATTCTTCTTTTTCTCCATCCCCGTCCTCCTCTTGTGCAAAGGCCACGTTGAAGTCCCGCAGCTCCTCAAGCGTCTCGTCAATGGCGTGTTTCAGCTCGTCGAAGATGCTGGCCTGGTCTCCGCCCATGGCCGCCAGCGCCGGGGACAGCTTCGCAGGCAGGGAGAGGAACCGCCCGCGAATATTCAAAAGCATCGTCTTGATGCCGTTCTCGATCTCCTCCGTCCGGTGCAGCTCACCGCGCCGCAGCGCGTTTTCCATCTCCGCCGCCTCCCGCTTTGCGCGGGTCAAGCCCGCCCGCTCGTCGGCAAGGCTCCCGCTCCGCAGGTAGGAGATGTACCGCCGCGTAGTGGCGCGCAGGTCATATAGGCCCGGTGCCTGCTCCTCGATGATGCCCTCGTCCCGGAGCTGGCGCACCCGCCGCTCCGTCAGGCCCAGCCAGTCGGCGATCACCTTGCTCGTGTACAGGCGCATGGCGTCACTCGTTTCTTGCGATGGCGGCGTTGGCCCACATAGTCGCTTCCTCCACCTTCGTGTGCGCCAAGCTCTTTTCCCGGCTGTCCGGGCAGCACGCCTCGATCAGCTCCGCCAGCTCCCGCGCCTTGGCCCTCAGCTTTTCATAGCGCGCCGTCTGGTCTCCCTTCGGCGCGTGATAGGTGTATGTGTTTTCAAACCGTTTCGGGTCCATCTGCATCCTCCGTTCCCTCCGGCCAAAGCTCCGCCGCGTCCTCGCCGGTCTCCGGGTCCGGTGTCTCCACCACGCCCGTCGCCCGCATACGCAGGATTTCCAGCCGCTTCTTTTCCAGTTCCAGGCGCTTCTCGTTCTCCTCCAAAGCCCGCAGGCTGTCCGCGATCTTTGCGATGCGGCCCTGCACCTTGTAGAGGGCATCCTGCAATTTCAGCACCCGTGCAAAGGCGCTGTCCTTGCTGTACATTCCCATCTGCTGTCTGGCACCGTCTATCTTCTTGTCGCCCCGGCCCGCAGGCTGGCGCATATCCAGCACGCTGTTCAAATACAGCTCGTCCTCCGGGGCCTGCTCATATTCGATGATCTTGGTGAGTATCCGGTGCTCTCGGAACTTGAGTATCTGCATCTCGTGTTCCAGCGCCGCCCGGCTCCCCACCGGCGTATTCATCACCAGCTCCCGCTCGGCTTCGCTCAGCGTATCAAAAAAGATGGTGCTGTAAGCCCCATCCTTCTCTGCGTTGTGATTGCCCGCCGGTGCGCCCTTGTGGCTCCCGGCGGCGTTTTTATGTCCGGCGCTGTTCCGGTTCCCAGGCTGGCCGCCGCGTTTCTTCTTCGGCTCCGCCTTTTCCCATTCATCCGCCGACTTCCAGTTGCGCAAGGTCTGATAGTTGACGCCCAGGCCCTCCGCAAGCTCCCGGAGGTCTACCAGTTCGCCCCGGCTTTTCCGGGCGAGGTATTCAGCCTTTGCGGCGTCCCGTTTCTCACTCCGCTTCGGCATTTGCTCTCACCCCTGTCTATCCGGTATCCTTTCGCCTCCGCGTCCCTGTAATAGTTCCGGGACCGGGGCGGGCTGCCTCGCAGCTCCTCCCGTCCCGGTATGCAGCGTGTCCCGCTCCGCCTACCTCCGCCGCGCAGTGGATACTTCCGCGCATGAGCGCAGACCTTCGGCGGCAGCAGGACGTTTTCCATTCGGTGCCGCCTGCGGCCAGAGGGGACTTGAACCCTGACCCTTTCAGCGGTAAAGGATGCGAAACCCGCCTGGTTTTCCACGACCACAGCGGCCCCCGCCAATGAAAAAGGCCCATGGATTTCTCCATGAGCCATTACTGCACAATATCAATGTAACACGGAAAACCTGCGAAAGTTGCTAACTCCGAAAAATATTTTTCCCAGGCGTACCAAAAGCTCAACCCGCCGGAACAAAACGCCCCGCCGCGTACCAGATCACCACCCCGGCGTAACGCCCCCGCCCGCGTGCGGTCCATCCGTGCGCCCCAGCAGCTTCCGCCGCGTCAGCTCCTTCCACCATTTTCGTGACGCCGCGAAAATGATACCCGTCCCGATCTCACGCCCGCCCGCGTTCCTTTTCCCTCGCGCGCCCCCGCCCGCGTGCGCGTTCCATATTTTTTGACCCCCTTCCATTTTTTCGCCCGGACCCGCCGGAAATGAAAAAAATGCATCGCACCTAATCAATTTTTGCGCTCTCGAACCCGCAAAGGTCCTCGTCTGCGCCGGGAGGACCCGCCGCCGGGCTGGGGGAGGGTATAGGAGGGGGTGTATTGCTATCAATGGCGGTTAGGAGAAGTCGCGCGCGTTTGGTATCTTCGCGGGTGGGCGCGTTTGCTTGGCTGGCGCTCTGCTGGTGCTGGCGGCGCTGGCTGGTGGTGCCTGGTCTCTGCCTGGCTGGCGGTGCTGGCGGCCTGCTGCCTGCCTTGCGCATGGGCGGGCGCGTTTGCTCGGCTCGCTGGCGTTGGTGCTGGTGCTGTTCATCGGCTGGCGGCTCTGGCCTGCGCCGGGCCGGTATACTCCGCCGCCGGTCAGCTACCCCAGCAGGCGCACACGGCCCACGCCGCCACGGCTGGCCCCGGCTCCGGCGAGGGCCTGCCCATCGTGCCGCCGCGCCCCGGTTCCGCCATCGCCGGACGGCCCGCCGAAAATAGCCACGGCCCGCCGCCGAGGGTATTTACCGCGCCCGGTCTCGTCTCCTGGTAAGCTATGCTAATATGCCCCCTATAGTCCCCCAGCCTGTGCAATCTGCACAGAAAATCGCCACAGATTTTTGTGCAAAAATAATTCCCAGGCCCCCTAAAGGGGGGCCGTGGGAAGGGATTTCGGCCTATTGACGGCGCAAAAAATCGCCGCTATCATCCGGGGCAAGCGGACGGCCCAGCGGCCACCGCCCAGCGAACCGCCGACAACGGCGACCAGAAAGGGGAGGTGAACATGACCACGCCGAACACAGGCGAATTGCTTGTACAGCAGGCCCAGGAGGCCGAACGGCTCCGGCTCTTGATACTCGCTGACGAGTGCAAGACCATCGAGGAGTTCCGCGAAAAGCTCCGCGAGCGGCTGAACAAGTAAAGCGCCGGGGGCCAGTCCTCGCACGACATCCCCCGACGCTTGACAATCCGGCACGGGCGGCGAGTTCGCCGCCGCCCGGCCACGGGTAAAGCATAGCACACCCGCACGGAAAAAGCAACGCCGCCGGGGCCGCTGAAAAAATTTTCCCCCATAGGGGGAACACCCAGCCGCTGAAAAAAAGTGCTTGACAAAGCGACACGCAACAGTGTATGCTTGCAGCAGAAAACGACACGCAACAGTGTACAGGCCGAACAGGCCGGAAAGGAAAAACGCCATGACTAACAACGAGATCATCTTCGAGACCGTCCGCAACACCTTCACCCCCGCCCAGCTCGCCGAGCTGGTACAGTCCACCTACACCGCCGAGCAGATCGCCGCCCGCCGCGCCGCCGTCACGATCACCGTTGACGAGGGCAGCGACGAGAGCGCCGAGAACATCTTCTCCGCCATGCTGGCCGCTGACACGTTCCACACCTTCGCCGAGTGGAAGCGCATGGGGTACAGTGTGAAGAAGGGCCAGCACGCCGCGCTGACCTGCCAGCTTTGGAAGTACACCGACAAGCCCGGCAAGGCCGCCCGCGAGGCCGCCGAGGCTGACGGCAAGGACGCCCCCGAAACCGACCCGCATTTCTACATGACGAAGGCCCATCTTTTCCACGCCTTGCAGGTCGAGAAGTCCAAGCGTTGACCCAGCACAAGCGGACACTTTAGCAGGGCTGCACCGCACAAAGCAACCCAGCCCCATACAGCAAACCCCAAAACAACACAACAGGAGGAACACCCCATGAAAAAGTTTACCGGACGCTACACCACCAACACCGCGAAGGCCCTGAAAGGCTCCGAGCGTATCTTGTGCCAGGTCTCCGAGGACGGCACGATCTACATTTGCAACGGTTTTCTTCTCTGCACCATGAACGCGCCGGAGTACGCCGCCACGGTCCAGCCGTTGACCTGCTGCGAGCCGGGCGCGTGGACGTTCGACAAGGACGGCAAGCACGAGGACGAGGCGTACAAGCTCGATCTGGTCAAACTGTTCGCCGATACCGTCCGCGACACCGCCGACGCCGCGCCGCTGGCCCGCGCCCCATTCACGGTCCAGGCGAAGAAGGCCCCCGCCGCCTGCTACTACAACGCCGACGCCGATTTCGCCGCGATCTATGACACAAAGTTCATTGACGCGCTTCACCCCGCCGCCCAGCTCCGCACCACGTCCGCGATCTCCGCCGCCCTGGCCTACATCAACGACGAGCCGTTCGCCGTGGTCATGCCCATCAGGGCCGAGCCGAACGCGGCACGCGCCATCAAGGCATTTTTCACCGAGGCCGCCGAGGACAACACCAAAACCGGCGATGCCGACAAGCTCCGCACCGAACTGGCCCAGGCCCAGGAAGAAGCCGCCGCCCTGCGCGGCGATTTGTACCGGGCAGCCAACGAGATCGACGAGCTGAAGGCCAAGCTGGCCGAGCTGCACGAAACCAAGACGGAACAGCCCGCCGAGCAGAAGCCCGAACCCAAAACCGCCGCCGAGATCATCGCGGCCCGCTGGGCCGAGGTGGACGGCCTGACCGCCACCATCAAGGGCGCAACGAC